AGGATGTTCGACCTACGGCCACCCCACACAGCACCCATTGCCGAGTGCGACATGATCGAACGGTGATTCGCCCGTTGAATCGCTGCTTTGGATTCTTGAGCTATCTTCCTTACATCGTTACTGACTGACTTCTCGAATTCAGGACCGGCCCATTCCACTGCAAGGTTGTAGGCCATCGCCCTTTCATAACCAGGAGGGAATGCAATCGAAGTCGCAAGGGTAGCCAAGCTCGATACTACCGACCAAGTGACAATATGCAGCGAATCAGTCCCTGTAGGAACCGGATAGACTTGCAAAGTCCCTGTCGCTAGAGAAGGATTATAGTAAGCACGATCAGGGTATTCAGCCGTTTCCGTCTTGTCGGTGATCGCGTTCCACTGCTCGCTTGTCAGAAGTTGGACAGGGTAGTCCTGATTCGACACGCGAGCGAAGCATTCTTCGATCTTGTGGGGTCTAGGAGTGAGAGCAAAGTTTCCAGCCGGCCCTACAGTATAGGATGCGTCAGCCGCTACAAGGCTGAATGCAGTATCTGTAAAGGCGTAGACAAAGAGTTTGTCAATCTGCCACGCTTCAAGCATGGCATTGAGAGCTATCAGGCCATCAGCGCCTTCTGCTGCTGTCGTTGACTCACCAGATGCAACAGCACCTACTAGCCTAGCGGCACGGTCTACAATCGTCTGTGCGTCGGACACGGGCGTACCTCATCATTTGATTTTGAAGGGAGGGCGGCCACGGCGAGGCTTATCGGCGTGTAGTGCTACATGTTGAATTGTAACAACTTCTTCCGTGTTTGCAAGAGGCGGAACAATGGCTGAAGATTGGCTGGATTCAGGCGGGATTTTAGCATCCATCAACTTTTGACGGATTGACTCACCATCAACCCAACCATTCTTCTTGGCGTCTTCCACCTCAGCGTCCTTGAAGTTATGAAATCCGCCAGTTTCTTTGAACATTAACATCAGGCCACCTTTTTCAGTTTTGGTTTCGGGCTGGCGATTGCCATGCGGCCGATTCGCGCTATGTTGTGCAGTGGGAGTCCATCAACAACCATTTGCCAATACTTCTCACCATCAGCGTCATCAACAACGACAACCGCATCAGAAATGGCGTCCTTGCAGCGGGAAAACATGATTGACCTGTCGCCCTGCTTTCTTGGAGGCCCATCACATAAGGCGAGGGAATATCGTTGGTTTGGAGTGAAGTCATACCAACCATCAACAAGGGGAACAACAAACATCACGATATTGTCGATTCCGCATTCGTCGGCGGTTTTCATTACCTTGTCCGCCCACTCAATTTCGTGTTCCAAGGCATATACGGTTTTCTTTGTTGCCGCTGCCATGACCAATGTAGTCAAGCCTGATCCGGCTTCAAAAATATCGCCCTTTGTATCCCTTGCCAGCGCAGCAAGCGCCCATAGTGTGTCAGGGCCAACCTGCCAGTCATTGCCCCACGCTTTCGCAAGGTCATTCATGGTTGTCAGTTTTTCAACACCCGATTGAATCTCCATCAGGGCAGTTTTGATCGAGCCGTACATTTCCAGACGCTTCCAATGTCCAAAGGAACCCGTCCAACTGTGTTCTCCAAAGTGTTCAAACTCGAATTCAGGTGCAAAGTAAATCTTTCCGCCAAGTTCCCGCCATTTGTGACAAAAAGCGTAATCTCCGCCCCTTCGGAATCCGTTGTGGACTTGTCGTTCAAAAATAAGTGAGAAATCAGAACGAGTGTCTGACTTCGGATGAAACTTCACTGCTTTATCGGCAAGGGTTTGCAAAACGTGCCGTTTGATTCTGAGGAATCCTGTAGGAAGCGCATAGACTTCCAGCAAGCCCTCTTTGTCTGCGACGGCATTCCCGCCCATCAAAGCTACCGGATAACCCTCGTCATCGGCCTTGAATGGGTAGGTTGAACCGACTACATCGCGGTCATACTTCAAAAGGGTTACGAGGTCAGCCGGTTCCCATCGAAGATCAGCGTCAATGAAAACCAGGTCCGTGCAGTCGGTTTCAAGGAAGTCTCGGACAAGCCTGTTTCGTGCATCGTCCACATGACAGTCACCAGAATACAATGCGAGTTCGTACTGAATCCCGGCATCCCTTAGAGCATCTGCGCTGTGGAAAAGGGCGAAAGAAAACCCCGCTGCCAAACCTGAGTAGGTCGGGACAGCGAGGTATGCTTTCTGTCCCATAGCCCGCCTTGAGGGGCGGTGGAACATCTTGGGCATGATCAGCCGATCAGGCCAAGATTTTGCAGGGCGGTACGGATTGCGTCGATATCAGCCTGGAGAGCCGTAGTCGTCGCGGTGGTTGTGGTGGTAGCCGCCACGGTGGCTTGAACAATCGGGGTAACTCCGTAGAAGGAAATCTTCTCGGTGGTGGAATTGCCCATCGTCGCGCCATCGGGCGAATTGTAGGTTACTTGTTCAACTGATGCCATGATGTTTCTCCTTGATTGAGCGGGGAGGCTTTTACACCGCCCCTATGGGTTAGGCCGAGGCGGAACCGATCATGCGGGTAGCCCATGCAGAACGCAATGCAGCCATCCCGTACAGAATATCCACACGAAGCAGGAGTTCATCGTTCCGAATGTCAGAACCCATCCAGCAGCGAAGCGACAGACCATCTTTGTTCACTCGGACGCACTTCTGCGCATCATCGAGGATCGGAAGATCGGCGGTGATGAACTGGAAGGCTTCTTTGTGATACATCAGGTTCTGAACGTAGCTGATCGAAGCTGCACCTACGAACACCGGAACAATGCCCGTACCATTAAACGATGCAGTGGTCAGGGCAGCGCCTGTCGAGCTACACAGGTTTTGACGTGGGCCGCTCAGGATGGTTGCCGGAGAAACGGTCTGAATGGTGGTCGTTCCAGCGGTAACAACGAATTGCTGGAGGACGCCAAGGGACGCCTTGGTTTCAGGATGGCAGGCGTAGATTCCGGGGATCGTGAATACAGCGCCCGTTGCAGGAGCCGCAGACAGCGAAGCCATCGTCATCACATTCCCGCCGTCCGTCACCGCAGCAGCAGCAGCCATCGTGCAGGTTACGTCAGAACCGTTGGTGAGCGTCCACATACGGTCGTTTTCGTACCAGTCGGCCATTGCGGTACGGCCCATCATGCCTTCGCGGTACTGTTTCTTGATCTGTTCGGAATCCTGGAACAGACCTTTCAGGCCATTGACCATTCCGCCCATCGTCACCGAGTCAGCCATGATGAAGCGGTTGCCATCCTTCGGAGCCAGGTTCTGGTTCAGTTTGGCGCGAGCGGCTCCGGGAACCGTCAGGTCGGTCAGCGGAGTACCGGCAGTACCGGCGCAGTTGTAGGTCGCTTTGGTGGCGTAGGCAATGAAGTCCGCTTCGATACCAGAAACCAGCGAGGAAATCGCCGGCTGAATGTACTTGCGGGACAGTTCATCAAACGCGCCATCCGAATCAACTGACTGGATCAGTTCAGCCGAGTTGAAGCGCATGTCCACACCGTCTTGGGTTGCTACGGTGATGGTTTGCGAGGCTTCGGGCTGGTCCTGAACGTTCATCACACGCGACCCTTGGCGACGGGTGTACATGTTCGGGGACTTGACGCGCAGGGTTTGACCGTGGGGGCCGCGACCCGGATCATAGGTGAAGGACGAATCGTATTGACGATCCACCGTACCGATGAATTGGCATTTCTCATGCGCAATGCGCAGAGATTCTTTTGCTACAAGGTCGGTTACAACAAAGACGTTACTCATGATGTACTCCTAAATTGAGGTTATCGCCGTTTGGCGATTTGAGCTTCCCGTCGCTTGGTGAACTCGTCAAAGTCTTTCGTGTCCAGAAGGGACTTGATAGACGTTGCTTTCGAGCCAACCGGCGTGATGGGAGGCGTAGCTTTTGATACTGCTACAGGCTTTTTAAAGCCTTCCTCAATTAGCGTGAGTGCGCGTACCGCCCCTATGGGCGTCATTCGTGCGATCTTTTCAGCTTCTTCCGGGTTGGTGGCTAGGTGATACGCCAACTTCGGACCGAGGTCGCTTTCCATGATCGCTTGCTGCATGACTTGAGTCATCGGCACATCGGACGCTGCCACAACATCGTGGAAGTCCGGTATGTCGGCGGCGGCTACCCGCTTGTTCCAGCCTTCGACGGTTTGTTGCTGCGCCGCCTGCGCTTTTTCTGCTGCTTGCCTCTGTTCCCTTTCGGTCAGAGTGGATTCGACGGCTTTCTTTGCTCGGTAATCTGCTACGGCAGACACAAAGTCCTGAAAATCATCGAACTGGTCAATCGTTGGTTCTGCTGCTTCCTTTGCTCGTGCCGGTGCTTGTTGTGCCAGCCTTTCTTCAAGCCTGATTCTCTGTTCGCGTTCCGCCTGAAGGTCTTTTTCATACCTTCGGCGTTGCATTGCTGCGTCACGATCAAACTTCTTTTGCAATTCTTCGGCAGTTGGTACTTTTACCTCTGGTGTCTCGACGGCGGGCGTTTCGGTCTTGACTTCAGGAGTTTCCGGGAT